TCGTAAGCCTCCCAACTAGTGAAGCCGCCGGGAGCCATAGAGCAGGCATCCGTACCCCTACACCCTTCATAGGGATCCCAACTAGGTTCAGGTACTACTGGTTCCGGTTCCTCTACTACTGGCTCTTCTGGTGGCTCCTCTGGCTGCAATTCACACCAGTGTTCATCACAAATATCAGGTGAGTCTTCATCAGGCCAAGGCACCACCTCTTCATCCCAGTATGGATCTTCTTCCTCGTCCCAAGGCTCCTCGTCCCAAGGCTCCTCTTCACACCAAGACTCCGCATCACAAACGTCAGGCTCTTCAGGCTCCCAATCTGGATCCCAGTCTGGATCTTCTACCTCCCAATCTGGGTCTTCTTCGATCTCCTCATCCCAAGGCGGCTCTTCGCACCAATCAGTATCTGAACAGCCCTCCTCTACCTCAGGCTCCTCCACCTCAGGCTCATCCGTTTCTTCGATTTCAGGTTCGTCTACTTCTTCAGAAGGCACCTCCGCTTCATCCACTTGCTCTTCATCCACTTCCTCTTCTGAAGGTGAATCTGGCTCGGGTAGAAGTTCTTCGTCAAAGGTGCCTGTATCTTCCGGGTCGGTGAATGGGTCTTCCTCATCATCCCACAACTCTGGCTCTTCCAAGTCATCAACATCTTCACCCGTGAATTCATTCCAGTCGTCCCACTCCTCCTCGGTCCACTCCTCGGTCATGTCCTCCCAGTCCTCCTCCCACTGGGCTTCCATTTCCTCGTCGTATTCCTGCCAATCCTCTTCTGTCCATTCCCATGTTTCGCTAGGTGGTGGTCCCCAGTCCTCGGGCCACTCCTCTAGACCCTCCTCCTCCAGAATCCACGCTTCCTCATCTTCCGCTGACCAGTTTCCCCACTCGTCATCTTCTTCTAACCAAAGATCATCTTCAGATACATTTTCATCTTCTTCTTCCATCCAATCTTCATCAGACCAATCCTCTTCCAAGGACAAATCGGAATCTTCATCCAAGGACCACTCGTCATCTTCTTCATCATTGACCTCCCATAACAATTCCTGTTCAGCGTCATACGCTTCCCAATCACCATCATCCCACAGCGCGGTTTCGCTAGGTGACGGACCCCAGTCCTCTGGCCATTCGTCAAAACCTTCCTCTGCAAGAATCATGGCCTCTTCATCAGCGGCCCACTCTTGATCGTAGGCGTCCCAATCGTCTTCAGTCCACTCTGCGGATTCCGTGGGTGACGGACCCCAATCCTCAGGCCACTCCTCTACACCCAGTTCTTCCAGCAGTTCCTCTTCCCACGACTCCGGATCTTCCATCTCCTCTTCCCAGATGGCGTCCATTTCCTCGTCGTAGATATCCCAATCTTCTTCTTCCCAGTCAACGGTTTCGGTAGGCGACGGACCCATGAGGTCTTCGTTCCACTCCTCCAAACCCATCTCTTCCAGAATCCACGCCTCTTCCAAATCAGCGTCATACTCCTGAAAGGCGAAATCCTCTTCGTAATATTCTTCTTCGTACTCCTCCCAGAACTCCTCCTCATCAAACTCTTCATGTTCTTCAAAGAATTCGATGCGCTCCTCTTCGACCTCCTCCATGAACGATTCAACTTCTTCAAACAGTTCTTCAACATCGACAGCCTCACCAAAGAGATCGTCCATCAACTCCTGTTCTTCTTCAAAATATTCGTCGTCGTATTCGACTTCTTCCCACTGCTCGTCTTCCCAATACTCTTCATCCACACTGAGAAGAATCTCAACGAAATCAATCTCATCTTCTTCAAATATTTCAGGGGCTTCCCACTCTTCAACTGATTCGATCTCTTCGACGTAGGACGCGCCCAACACTTCTTCAATGCGATCCTCAGCAACCGCTTGGAAATATTCAGCATCCGAAGCGACCCACGCTTCAACTTCAACTTCCTCTACTGTGATCTCCCCTACATCTACATCGAACGTCAGTTCGATAACAACGGGAACGATTACCGGTTCTGGTGCAGGGGGCAGGGTCGCTGCCGGAGCATCCGGTCGATCCGGAATGGTGACAGTCGGTTCATCGAACACCTGTTCGACAACCCGGTAAGCGGTCATGTCAACCTCTACCTCGGCCAGCACCTCGCCCGCTTCATCTTGAATAGCAATATCCAGCGTGTCTCTGACTGGCTCCGACTCAGGAATTGTGACACCCGGCTGCTCAGGTTCAGGCTCCGGTTCTGGAGCAAAAGCCACCTCAATTTGCTGACCGGCTTCCAGTTCGATCTCAACCTCAAGGGCATCAACAGCAATCGCGACAGTCGCTTCCTCTATCTCTGCAATTTCGATTGATTCTTCAGAGAAGGCCAACAACGACTGAGCCTCTTCAGGTTCTTCTTCAACCTCTTCTTCAGCCTCTTCCCACCGTTCCGGCTCTTCCTCCTCCACGATGACCGCTTCAATCTGAACCGATTTCTCCTCGCTCAGAACCAGCAGAGAGAACTTTTGTTCAGTTTCTTCTTCTATCTGTTCCTCTATTGCTTCTTCGATTCTGTCCCTAGTAGAAGTCGGCTCTTCTACTTCGGGAGTTGGAACATCAATCTCTTCGACATCTGCGGAGAACGACTCCACCCCCGGTGGAAGAAACACCAAAACTGGATCAGCGGTACTTGGCCCTGAAATCAGATAACGATAAGTAGCGCCTTCAATTTCATTAACGAACGCACCATCGTAGTAACCCAGCCTGTCACCTGATTCAGTTTCAATCTTAAGAGCCATCTGCTTGTCACCAGAAGCGGCAACGGTAAGCATTGTCCCTGACTCTTCTCCCTCTTCCTGAGGGCAGAAACTGCAAGTAAACGGACCGGACCGGGAACGCATCGGAGTGAGTTCCATGGTCCCCGTCCCACCAAACCAAGCCTCCGATTGTTCCGTGGGGTTGGTCGCAGCAAGGGCATACATCCATTGACCGTCATTGGATACGTCGATCCAACGTTCCTCGTTAGGCCAGTTGGAATCGTAGATATGGATGCGATAGCCACCGGCCATCTCTTCTACTCGGTAAGGCGTGACGGCGTGTCCGCCCATCTCGCTGTAAATACCGATTGTGAAACCGGTGTGCGGGTTTCCCTTTTCTGCTTCTGAGAAATCGTAGAGAAGAACCTCTGCCAATTCCGTGGGAGACTTCTCTAGATAAGAGGATGCTTCCTGCTGCACCTCCATGGCGAACTGGGTTACATACCAGTAGGCGATTTCAGAGAGGAGGGCCGGATCCTGCTTGATGAGTTCCGCAACAGTTTGTGTGTTTTGGAAGGTCGCAAGGGTTTCTATGTCGCCCGCGAGGCGGAGGCTCAACACCGCCAAGCCTTCGCACAGCCCTCCACGCATTGACTTGTTGGCCTGCGACATCAACTGCAAGATCACCGGATACGGCGTACATTGACCGTCGGTTACATCTGAACAAACTTGGTTGTCGCCGTACAGACGACGCGCCATGTTTACTGTCAGGTCTGCTGGTGCTTCCCCACCACCGAAGTTCTCAAAAGAGAAGGTGTCATCTACGGTCGCGTAATTCGGGATGGCGTGATCCGCCAGAGGAACTTCCTCAAGAACTACTGAAGCGATAGTGGCAGTAGGGGCAACAGTTGTCGTGACTACATCAGTGGTCGTCGGAGGAAAGAGTGTCGTCGGAGATGCATCCGGATCTCCGGCAGGGGAGGAACATCCGAATAAGAACAGCGACCCCGCTAGCAGGGTGGCGATAAACCGTTTCACGGCTCTACTGCCGTTTGCGTTTATTCTGGTACCAGAAAAGAAAGCCGACTAGAACAACTAACGCGGTAGCGACAATAATAACGGTTACCGATCCACCCGGCGCTCCGCTCATGTCCAACGAAAAGTTTTTGGTCCCACCGCCAAGAAGATCGTTCTCGGCCTTCATCTCTGCTACTGCCTGCTCCAACTGTTCAACCTTGTAGTTGAGAGCAGCCTCTTCCCCAGATGATTGCCAGATGAATCCAAAGGCTCCAGAAATGGCAGCAGGTAGACCAAGGACGTAGGCTATGTTGTCTTTGATGCGGTCAAACAAGCCTGAAGCGTGTTTAGCCGCACCGACGACAGACATACCTACGCCCTCGGTTACCTCTAAGTCCGTTTCCTCCAGTGCGTTGGAAATATTATCCGCAGCACCTTCCAAGTATTTCCGAAGCGCGTCATCCATAGCAACCTCTTATGGGCTTATGCCCAAGTCACTTAGATGATACCCGCTAACGTAATACGGAAACGGTTAGTTTCTGGTCTTCCCCGTATTCAATGTCCTCAAGACATCATCGACGGCGAACGGTCTCCGAACTTACTTGCAGCCCAGCCCTTGATAACTGCGACACCTGCTGACACACCGGCCATCAGAATCATCTTCCAGTTATCTACGCCAAGGTCCATGACGCTGTTGGTACCCATGGCACCAATAGCGGCTTGAACAAAAGTTGCAATTGTACGTTCGGCAAGATCCTTGTATTCGGCCATGAAATAACCTCACATCTCGCCAATATGGACAGCCCTAAGGCTAATGAGAGTTTACTCCACTTGAATATGCTGAAAGATGAACCTTATACTGTTTCAAATACCGCGTCACTTTCTTCGTATGGATAGTCGCGTGGTGTAGTATAGTCATCATCGCGTATCAGACGAATCTAAGGACGGGCGATGGAATTTGCGAACGTTATTCCAGATGGAACCAAGAAGGTGATCCTGACTCGTGTCATCAAAGAACTAGAGATTGAAATCTGGGACAAATGCACGATGATGGGCGTTGATATGGCTGCCCTCGCCGCTGATTATGCTGCTCCGGCTGAACCAGAAGACAGCGACGGCCTAACGTATGTGGGTGAGAGGCAGATCGAATCACTGAACACACGCATCGTCAGTTGTAAGGCCCAACTAGCAGCATTAGGATAATCAAATGGCTCTCACCGTTGAACAGGTGGCCGCAGCCAAAGCGGAAGCCAAAGAATTCTTGGAGTATTCCACACAGATACTCTGTCACACGCTTGGCGTAGATCCGGCGACTGTCACCGCTTCTTACACCAATCCAGTTGCCGTAGATGACGCGTTCTATGAATCCCACGAATGCCTGCGAATTCAACTAGCAGCGCTTGGCGCATTGGCGTA